GCCTGAAAAATTATTTAATATAGGTGCTACGTTTATAGTGCATTCAACTAATGCAGATCGTGGAATCGACAAAGAATACGACGAAATTGAGAATATATGGTTAGAAGGCAATATAAGACGTGTATCTCGATTGTTTGTGCCGATGATAGTTGTTGATAATTGCTACATGATGGATGGTAAGGAATATCACGGAAGGACTGCTACCCAAAGCGGAGTATGTGTTCGTGGAAAATGGGTGGCTAGTGTTCCTCGTACAGACACACACTATTTCTATTATGATTTTTCATTAGACGAAATAGCAGTAGATTTACCTTCAGCCTAAACTATTTGCAAAATCTAAAAGACTATCAAAGATTTGTGTTTTTTTACGTAACTCGTTGTTAGCATAAGTTTCTAATTTTTTAACAGTCTCCGCCCAATCACCTGTTTTAATTAGTACTGGTCGTGCTTTAATATTTTCAGCACCTTTAAGGTCGCTAATTTTATCACCAACAAACCAACCTTCTTTAAATTTTAATTTATGTTCTTTTTCTGCTCTATGGAACATTCCTACATTCGGTAAAGCAAACATATCTTCCTTCATTCGTGTAGTTGAATAGTACATTGCATCAATACTAGGACATCCTGCTTCACCAAATAATTCAAGCATTCGCTGATTAACAAAGTCAACATCGGTCGGCGTCATAACACCTTCACTAATTCCATATTGATTTGACAGTATTATTATTTTATATCCCTTTTTTCGCATTAATGCCACCGCTTCGGCAGCGCCTGGAATAATTTCAAACTCGTCGGGAGTTTTTACATGAGTAGATTTGGTGTAATTTATAATACCATCGCGACTTATACCAATAACCGGATTTGGATATGTTAGTGCAGACGGAGGTATAATTTTAAGAGATGATACATCAAAGTCGTCATCTAAAAGTTTTCGTAAGTTCATAAGTGTATTATAGTATAGAAGTAGATGTTAGTCAAACTGTTTGATTGATATTTATAGTAAAAAAATTAAGAGTCCAGGCGTAGTGACATAAGTAGATAAAGAAGGATCTTAATATGACCATAGAATGCATCAATCTTGCATTATCGAATCGATGTAACGCCAAATGTATTTGGTGCCCAACTAGTCGCGGCACTAAACATAACTTTGATATGCCATTTGATACTGTTAAAAAAATTATCGATGAGGCAGCTGATCCTAATTTTCCGTATCAAATAAAAATGATTCACCTAAGTGAAAACGGTGAAGCACTGTATAACAAAGACTTTTTAGATATTGCACGTTATATTAAACTAAAATTGCCTAATACTGCACTTAACTTACTGAGTAATTTTGGGTTACTGAAACCTAGTATTGCAAAAATATTGTTACAAGAACAACTACTTAGTTCAATTCAAATGAATGTTGACGGACACGATGCAAAGTCGTACAAAGCAGTAAAGGGTATTAGCTATGCTGGTGTTATTAAAAATTTAAAAAGATTTTTAGAACTACGACAACAATATAATCCTAACTTTGACTTCACTATAAATGTAATGCCAGCATTTGAGTACGCCCTATCTGTCAATGCATTTTTGCAACATAAACCAGACCAGATGAAAAAACGAGTACCTTACAGTTCATTTGAAGATACAGTTAACAGCCTTAAAGAATTTGTACCAGCAAATGTTCCTATACGCCATTCTAAATCTGGTCTGTGGGCAGAACGAAGTTTAATTACTTCAGGTCGTGCTAGGATCAATGTAGATCAGAGCAAGTTAGATTGTCCGTTGATGTCTCGAGTTGAATCAGAAATCTTTGTTGCACCTAACGGTGACTGGTATCCGTGTTGTTATGACGATAACAATGATATTGTATTAGGAAATGTAAATGAGTCAACCCTGATAGAAATACATGATTCCGATACAAGAAAAGATTTTATTAGAAAGTTAAAAGCTCGCCAGTATGAAGAAATTGGGTATCCGTGTAATACTGTTGCATGTTGTCAGTCTATTAGTATTAAGAATCTTAAGGATGCTACTAAAGATTATGCGTTAGGTGATCATTTATCTATAATAAAAAATACAGTTATTCATATAAAGTCATTAAACTAAAAGGTATTTACATGTCGACTAATCAATACGTTGCTACATTCCCTAATATAGGATTTGTTGGTGCTACTGCAACTGATAAAGAGTTAGCACCAATTGTATCAGAAGTTAATAAAATTTCATTAAATTTTAAAGATTCTAAAAAATCTACTACTGATTTTAAATTAGATAACGAGTTTAGTCTTACTGATCCACTAACACTTTCGGCGTTATTAGAAATACTAACACCGTTGATTGTAACATTTAATAATTCTTATCATTATATGCCCGGTGCTAGTAAATTTAAAATTAGTTCCGCCTGGGTGAACTTTCAAAAAAAGCATGAGTTTGCAAGACCTCATGCACACGTCGGCGATTTTAGTTTTGTGCTTTGGCTAAAGGTACCGTTTTCTATAGCCGATGAAACTGAAAACGGAAGTGTAGAAGCTGCATTATTTTCGTTTCATTATACTAACACATTGGGAAAAATACTAAACTGGACTATCCCTGTAGATAAAACATATGAGAAACGTGTAATACTATTTCCATCTGACATGGTACATTCAGTTTTTCCTTTCTATTCTAGTGATGAATACCGAGTGGTAGTTGCCGGAAATGTTGTAGTAGATAATTGATCAGATTAGATCAATGATATCAATTACTGTTTGAATCTTAGTTTGTATAATGCGATTACGCAGACTGAGGTCTAATCCCTTGTGTACAGGTTTAGGCAAGCAGTCTAGATCAAACCATCCCCAAGCAACGTGCTCGTCACTAAGTTTAGGAATAAACTCAGAGTCCACTACACAGAAATATGTGTGAAATTTAAACAGACTATCGTTACTAACAAATCTTTCAAGTGGTAGTGTTTTCTTAATGTCAGGAACTAGTCCGAGCTCTTCTTCAATTTCTCTACACAATCCTTGCCATGCTGATTCGTTAGAATGATTAGTACCGCCTACTAGCCCCCATCTGCCAGCATGTTTACCTTCACGCTTTTGTAATAATAAAAATCTGTGTGTATCTCTAGCACAGATTAATGCACCAGAGCAATCAATTTCTATCAAAGAGTTATTCTCCATTGACCCCTCTTATATTCGCCTTCGAATGATTTAGACCATTCAACTCCGTTCCATTTATACTGTGTTCTAGTATAGAAGTTCATTTGGTAAACAATAGTATCTGTTACCTCTTCAGCTGAAAACACTACAACCCATTTAGCACCATCCCACTCAATAATGTCATTTGCTTCAGCCAGTGTATCACTGGAGTCTGTATTTTTCCATGCATCAGGACCGTCTTCATTTAAATTTAATTCGTAAGTTATAGTTACCGGAGCTTGGCCGGTACTAATTGCAATACTAGCGTCAGCAACAATGGTAAATTCTTTATCAGCTGATATTCCACCTACTCGAATACTAGTTATTCCACCTGATCCATTTACTCCAAGCACTGTGATTAGGCAATCATTACCAATGTTAATCCCGCCTAGTCTTTTACCACGAACCCTAATGCTATCACCTGCTTGATAAGCAGCACCTACTGCGCTTATTGTAGCAGAATATCCAGCAGTGGACAATAGTTGTGTTACATTAAATGTAGCGCCTGTGCCGATTCCTGTTATAGTAGTACTAACAACATTATGATATATTGGATTAGGTTGAGGATTTGATATAACCTCAACTCCGTTAACATACAAGGTATGCGAATTAACTTTTTTATGTAACACAGTAGTGTGAATATATTTGGTTCTAGTAGTTGACTCAAATGTATCTCTAACTGCGCCGCCTATGCTATCAACAATTAAGTATCTTCTTCCAGTTGCTATTTGCTGATCAGTGCGTTCTTTATTAGGACGTTTTGGATTAAATGTAGTTGGATCAACAATTGCATCAAAATAGACTTGATCAGATACTAATCGTGTAGGCCCAGTAATAGCAGTATTTGAATGGAACGTGTCCGGATCCCATACTGCTGACATTAGTATAGGGTTTAGCGGATTTTGTGTTAGAGCACCAACTACTTCAGTACCATCAGGTTGCAACAAAAATATCTTAGTAAGTCCTGACTTAAATACACCTGGATATTGCTTAATAGCCATTTCCCACGATAGCCATGTTCCGGGACTAGACTCGTTACTACGAATTCTAATAGTTGTTTCTTCAACAAAAATATCAAAATTGCCAATAGAAATTTTATTATCAAAAATTTTACTAATTGGATCTATTTGTCCCGAAGCATAGTCTGTGCCTAATCCGTCTATATAGTCTAATACCGGATCACTTTTGTTTTCGTATATGTTAGCAATAATGTTGGTAATAATTCCCAACTGTTTAATCTTAACAGGCGGGCTTAACCAAACTGGAGTTTTAAGGCTTATTGACGCAATATCTATAGCAGAATTTGTTCCTACAGGTACTGACCTAGAACTAAAGACCACATCGCCTAATTCAACAACACTTAAACTAGTCCAGTCGATGTAATTATCTGTAGTTTGTATTTCTAAACTTGGATTAAACAGGGTAAGAATCTGCTCAAGGAGTTGTAATTTTTGATCAGTACTAGTTGTCCATATGTCAACCTTTAAAGATAGATCAAATGGAGTAGGCATTAGTCTTTCGACTGTGTAGTTGTTTCCTTGAGAAGAATTATAACTACCTTCCTCAATGCCTCGCTCTCTAATATTTATTTTACCTACATACGTAGAATCGCCTAGTCTATCTCTAGCTAGATCAAGGTCACTAATATAGACTGCAATTCGCGGCGAACTAGAAATAGTGTTTTCACTATTTTGATTAATAATGTTAGCTACTTGTTTATCTTGGTCGCCGTACATAACAGGTACTCTAACCAGCGTACCGTCACCATACTTAACAACAAAATTACTTAGTAATCTAATTACTTGAGTAAGGTATCGTCTTATTTGTCCGTCATAAAAATGCTGCATTAGAAATCTGCCTTAGGTCTAAGTG